TGTTTTTACATATACTAGAGGCTCTGTAATTAACAGCCCATCTGTAGGCGGCATCTGCTCATCGTAGAAAGTTACATTGCTACCTACATAGTCATCTGTTACCTCAAATAGACCAGGAGGCACGACTTTGTTTAGGAGCTGCACGATATAGGCCATGTGATTGTAATAGCTAAACACATAAGGCACATCGTAGCTCACATCTTTAAGCCTCGCTAATCCACAGGCCGCCACTACTTTACACGTAAACGCCTCGCAGCCTCTATTATCTTCTGTTCTGGTCTGGTCTTGTAAAACCGTACCGCGCCAGTAGACTTCTACCCCGTTTTTAAGGATAGATATATAAAACCTATTCTCCTGTACTAGCTGCAAGTCCTCTACAAATTGCTGTATAATTGGACCATCTACCCAAATCTGTAGGGTTACTGTACTAGGTAGTACTGGAAAAAATATATCCTCTTCATTACCTGTCCACTCTATTTTAACGCCAGACTCATATAGGCTAAAGTCAGAAACTACACCCGACCAATCGGCATCGTGAATACGTATGTCATAGGTCCAATCTCTACCATCGGCAAAGCAGCCTTGCGCTTGTGTTTTTAGTCTTATTGGTATATTAACCGCCACTCGTTCTAGTTAAAAAGTTCTTATTTCTACCACTTACTATATTAATATCTTGGCCTGTTATGGTTGTTTTATTGGAGCCGCCAAAGCCCGTCATACCCGCGAATATTTTACCAAAGCCACCAAGTACACCACTCGCGCCACCGGTTAAAACCGCTAAAACTGCAGCCACTGCTGCCGTAGCAGCTAACTGAATAGCTAAGTTTTTAAGCATTTGCACCATAGCCTCCCCAAAGTTCTCTCCTGATATTATGGCCCTTGCAAAATTGCCGGCTATATCACCAGCTAAGTTTGCCACTGTCATCATGGTTTCGGTTACTGGTTTTAGTGTGCTCACAAAATTTTCTATTTCTGCCGGATCCCAAAAGCTATCTCCTAAACCTTCAAAATTTTCTAAGCCTGACAAATCACCAAATCTAGTTTGCTCTGTTAAAAAATCAGAAAAGCCACCGCCAGATACACGCATAATATTCTCAACCTCGCGCGCTATTTCCGCGTATATATCTTTTGTTTTTTTGAGCTCTTTATTTTTATCCTTTACGCTGACAGTTTGCTCATCCAGCATCTTACTTAACCCATCAACTAAATTACTAGCTATTGCCGCGTCTTGTAAAAATTTCTTTGTCGACTCTTGCGATAAACCACCAGTACTGTTGTACTTCTCTCTTGCTGCGTTTAATTTATCCTGCTGCTTCGCGATCTGTTTATTTATGTCTAGTACTGCCTCCTCTGGACTTTTGTCTTTTAGCTGCTCTTTATAGTCCTTTATTAAATCACCAGAGAGCTTTAATATTTCAGAGCTTTTTGTAGCATCATCCAAAGCTAGACCAAACTCACCACCAGCCAATATCTTTACACCCTTAACCCATGCAGAAACAGCCCATAGTATATCGTTAATAAGAGGTAATATATCTACAGATAAGCTGTTTTTTAAATTTTCAAACTCTGTATTTAACTTTGTAGCTTCATCTATAGCAGTAGGTAAAGCATTGCCGCCCATCTGCTTAATGGTCATTTCTAAAGCTGTAGCGTAGTCTCCTGTAAGTTTAAAATTCTCTTTAAATTGCAGAATGTCAATCTGCAAATTGTCTAATATTTTTATAGATTCTCTACCTAAACCTATAGTCAAACTTTCAACTAGATAATCAATATCCTGCCCTGTCTCTCTTGCTTGCTTTGCGGCAAACTGTAAGAAAGTGCCGAGCTGTTGAACAGGCAAACCAAAATTCTTAAATTTAATAGCTTGCTTCATTAGTTCCAAATCAGAAACTAGCCCGCCCGTTGCCGTCTTTAAGTTGTTTAAAAGCGCTGGCTTATTCATCCTTTCAAAAGCCTCAGACACGTTAACTACTTCCGCGCCCAGCTTGCCCATGTCCATAACAAAAGACCCTGCTATCTGAGCACCCCACAAAGTAGCAAAACCCTTTACCGCGCTTTTAAGACCCTTAAATTCGCCTTGCACCTTCTGCATTTGGCTCTGAAACTTTCGCGCGTCTAATCCTAATATTATTTTGTGTTCTTTTTTCGCCACGTGTTTAGTTCTTTTAACTGATCCTTAGTAAAGCCTGTCTTTTTATCTGTAGGTAGAAAAAACAACTCCTCCGGCTTGACTGCTTTTTTCATCATACCAGAGGAGTTCATAATGTGAGCCGTAAGCAACCTATCAACTTGCAGCTCTTCGGTTATCTTGTCGTTATACTCTTTCACCATTGCGTTAAATTCTGCCATATCTAAATTTAAAAACTCAGTAACAGATAGGCCTAACCTAACCACAGCAAAAGACAAAGACTTTAAGTACTCACTGCCTCTTTTTTTTTCGCTTCCTCTACAGATAGAAAAGCGCTTAGCTTCTCTATCCCCTCGTCAAAACATAACTCTGTTATATCTTCAATACTCCATTTACACGGTATCTTTTGAGCACTACATCCAGCCTCAATACCTGTGTAAATTAGTTTTATCATAGATCTAAGAGGTGTCTTTTGCATCTCTTCTATAAGCTGGCTAACGCCATAGCCACATAAATCTTCTACAAAAGCCCCGTGCCTCATCGTGTACTTTTCAAAAGGAAACTCCTTACCACCCAATTCTATCATACTATTACCTCTTCTACTAGTTCACCTGACCCCTGAAAAGAGTAGCTATAAGTAGCTGTATCTTTATCTGGAAAGTCCATAGTTAACTCCGTTAATACTCCTGTGCCTTTATATTCTACTTCGCCCACTATTGGAGCACCGGTACAGTCTACAGCTGTAACCTTTACCAAAACAGAGGCGTTTATTAAATCGAACACATCTACCTGCGTAAGCTCTGTGTCTCCATTTGTATAAATAGAGGCCGTGCCGCCCAATGTCCAAGAGCTCGCGCTAGGCTTATACTCTCTCCAATAGCAAATATTTTTTGCTGTTATCTCTCTAGTCTCACCTGTTACGCTAATGTTAGCGTCTTGCTGATAGCCTAGAGCCTTCCAGGTTGTACCTGTATCTTCTGAAATTTCTACAAAATACTGTTGCCCATCTACCGGGCTGGTGCTTGCTGCCATGTCTTTATTTTTTTAAGTTGAATAATGTAAACTACTATAATGTAATGGGTTATAATTTCTAATAGGACCGGTTACTATAGTCATTCGGCTGTAGTAACTTTGAAAATATGTATATGCTCTGTGTATCTGATCAAAGCTAAACGTTGAAGTAACGAAGTTACAGCTTTGAAAAGGGTAAGTACAGTTTTTATCTAACGCCTGGCGTATTGCCAATCCTGTAGCTTGTGCCGCGTCTAGATCTTCATCTATAATTACAATACTAAATTCTACTTCGTCTGCTTTTGTAGGGCTAACTTTACCATCAATAGGATCTATTACATCTACATCTATAATAACATAAGGTAGCTCTGTTTGCTGATAAGCATCAGCAGGAAAAGCCTTGCCGTTTACTACAGGGCTTACTATTTCGTATATATATTTGAAGTAATTCAAAATAATTGATTTAGTATTTTATCCACTTCCTTATTGATTGCGTTTAATTGCTTTCTGCTCACCTCTTCACCCATCTCTTTATCGGCTCCATGTATAAAGTCCTTTGGTGTAAACCCCTTTTGTGTGCCCCCAGAGTTCTGCCAAGTTGCGTAATATGCGCCAGGCGGCTTCTTTCTGGTACTCTTTAAACCCACCACCACGTAATGGTAGTTTTTGTTTTTCTTGTTCTTATAAACGTTGATAGATCCAAAAAGGTTCATAATCCACGCTTGCCCCTTTCTTGCTTGTTTGGTATATACTCCCTCTGGCTCGTTACTGTCTGCATAGGCTAGTTTTCTAGCTGCCCACACTAAGGGCCGCGCCTCTCTTGAGAGTATTTTTAATACAGTCTTTTTCTGCACCTTCTGAGGTACACGCTTTAACTTTCGCCTTAGCTCCTCAAATCCTTTTACCGTTACTGCCTTACTGCTCATCGTCTCTAAATCTAGCTACTATGTGCATCCAATGTAGACGGCTCTCCTCTATCACGCTAAGTATATCGTACTTAATACCGTTGTGCTCTAAAAACCAAGTAGCCTGTAAATCAGTATTATACCGAATAGTGAAAAGGGTAGTATTTTCTGAAACTGTTAACCAGCTCTGGTACTTCTCTGTACCTTTTCTGTTATTAATATCACAAAAAATAAACCCTTTAGAGGTAAAGCCTCTCACTTTTTGCCCACTATCGCTCCGCGCAATAGTAGGTTCAAATAGTTCTATCTCTCTATTTAGTCTCACCTATTGAAATGTGTTTGGCTCTCTATATCTGAACAGAACGCGCTCAAAAAATCGCGGCTTCTCATATATAAGGTCATCGCTAAAGTCATAAGTGAATTTAACACGTTGTAACAGGGCTGTCTTTACATCGCCTGGCATATCGCGCCCAGCGCTGTAGACTATAACCGCCTCATCTTCGTAAGGTGCATCTATGTAAATCGTGTCTCCCTGCACTGTGTACTCCGTAGATAGCCCACCATCTAGGGTGAGACTATCCACAGTCACCAAAGGGTGATAAGGTACTTTTACAGCATCAGTATAAGCATAGACCTTTATTGTAATGGTAGCCGTTCCAAATATAACGTGAGTAAAGCCCAGCGCTTCCTCTTGTGCTGACAGGATTAAGTCACCAATCAAACCATCGTCACTAGTCGTGTCTACCCTACAATATTTCTTTGCTTCTGCTGTAGTAATTACAGCAGGCGTAAAGGTGTCTATGTTTATATATGTGCTCATTTATGAAACGTCTACATCTATAGAGGCTACAAAAGACTCTAAGCGCTTAATGTGAATATTCATTTGTCTCTCTGCGTAGATTTCGATTACTGATTCGTTCATACGGCTATAAGGGTTCACCTGTAATACTGGACCGCCAAACATCAATAAAGCTATGTCGTTGAAGTTACCAAAGATCATAGTCTCCGCTGATACCGGTGTTGCCTGACCTAGTACAGTAGTACTGTACAGGTTGTAGCCAGTCGTTGCCATTTGAGAACTTAGTCTTTGCATCTCATTACCTGGCTGCGCTAGTGTGCGTGATCCATTTGGTAAGGCTTGCGTGTACTTCATGAACGCTTCTACTTGTGGAGTAGCTACATATGCTAAGTTACCCATAAGTGCGTCAGCTTTTTTTACTGGTAACTCAAACAAGTTAACCATCTTAGCCAAAGTTAAAGCTCCAACAGATACAGGTGTTAACGCTGTTAAAAGTCCTGTAGGCTCGTTCCCTGTTCCAGAACCTTGCAATAGTGCATCTTCAATGCCTGTATTAAACGCGTTGTTTATTTGAGTAGTCAAGTCTGAATTCACAGAGCCACCTGCTGCCCATTGGTGCTGTAAACGTCTTGAATAGCCTACTAAAATACGTGCTCTTTCTGGTGTAACAACTGTCTTACCATACGTCACATCTTGTATTGTCGTATCAGCTATTTCAGTACCCCATTGCATAGTAGGTACAGTTAACTCATTGGGGTACCAGGCGTTATCTTTTACCTGTCTTTTGTCACACATATTTAACACTGGTGTGTCAGGGTAAAGGAATTTAATAAACTCTACTAAAGATTCTTGTACTAATACACCGCCCTCATTTCCATTAGAGCCACCTGTTACGGTTTGCTGTCTTGCTTCAAAGTCTTTTTTAGCTGACTGTCTTAGCTCTTCTGGCATATGAAAAGAGAAGTCATGGCTTACTGTGCGGCCACCTGCTACTGTCTCACTTCTACCCTCTTGATCTAATTCTGCATAAATGCCAGAAAGTTTACCGGTTACCACCTGGTTAATCAACTCTTCTACATTGAACTTCTCAAGGTTTCTTTTTTCAGACTTTGGCAGACTTGCGCCTACTGCTGAGGCGTCTACAAAATTCTGATTTGCTCTCTCTTCTACTACAGGAGCCTCTTCTTTTTTAATCTCTTCGCTCATCGCTTTATTTTTAAGTTCTAAATTCTTTTTTGCTTCCTCTAAACTTCTCAACTCTACAGAGGTACTAGGGTTCGCTGGGAAAGTAACCAGGCTAACATCTCTAATTTCTGCCACTTTGTTAATGGTTCTGTGCGGCATATCGTTGTCAAAGTTCCAGGTGTCAGACTCTACGCTAAACTGCCAAGAGCTTTCAGCTATATCACCACGCTTTAGTAGTTCCATTGCATCCTTACCTATAGAGGTGTTAGGTATATTAAAGCTATACCTTAACTCACCGGCTACCTCTGACAAATTCAAACTTCCTTTACCGTACTTGGACCGCGCCAAAAGTTGATTATTATCATGGTTTACCAAGGCTCTGACGTCATAGCTATTTAGATCACCAAAAGCACCAGGCGCAATACTTTCTGTAAAGCTGCCCATGTTATAGCTCTCTAAGTTAGCCGCAACGCCTTCTATTCGTTGCTCTCCGCTTTCAATTTCTCGGAGTTCGTACGTGATTTTTCTAGTCGTTTTTTCCAGTCGCTTTTCCATACTAAAGTTGTTTTTTTATTAGAGCTATTCGAGCTCTGGCCTCTCTTCTTTGCCATTATTTATATCGTTTTCATTGCTCATGTGCATAGGCTTCATGTATTCATCACCACCATCTACAGGAGGTAATCCCATCTTTTCCCTAATCTCATTCGCATTTAATACTCCTATATTCCAATAAGATACATCTCTCTGTACCTGTGTGTTCGTGTCTCCACGCAGTAATTGGTCTACTTCTATCTCTATGTAGTGCTCTTTGTTGTTTATCAGCTTATCTGTAAACTCCATTTCTAGAAGCTCTACCCATGGTCTAATGCAGTCCGTTACAAATTGCGCGTTTTGGCTCTCTATACTCATATTTTGAGAAATACCTTCTACACGGCCAACCTTATGTGGCGGAACTTTAAATATTCTACAGATCTCTTCTGTTGTCCACTTCTGACTATCTATAAATTGACTGTCTGCCATGCTTGAAGATGTCGGTATATATTCCCCACCTTCTGGTAGTACAGCAGTTTTCCCTGAGTTATTCGCCCCATATTGCGCGTCAAAGTCAGAGCCTATACTTTTAAGTCTTTCAGGATCTCTAATAGTACCCATCAGTTTTATGTACCCCTTTGGCGTAGCTCCAGAGCCATAGAAAGTAGCCAGGTGATTTGTGGCTGCTAAGTCTGTACCTACTGTTTCAGCCGCGTAAGCTATAGGGCTAACTCCTGTATAACCATCTAAAGTAAAGCACTTTACGTGTATTATTTGTTCTGGTGTTAAAGTAAGGTTTGGCCCCCACTCTGTTTGCACCGTGTATAAAATATCCCCGTCTGTAGTTTCGTTAATACTTACATTCTCAGGAGGTATAAATTCTATAGACCCTAACTGGTTACCTCTTCTCGTTGGTAGTGCGTAAGCATTGCCGTACAATAATACATTCGTCATCATTGCGCGTCTAAAGTCCACCGCATGCATTAGATTGTTTGGCCTTTTACTGATTAAGCGCTGTAACGGTGTATTGTATAGTACTTCGCTGTCTTGTTTAACGTTCCAGGGTAAAGACCCTATAGTGTCAGATATTAAATTCACACAGGCGTAAACTGTCGCGCTACTTAAAGCAGCAGATCCGTTAACACGTTCACCGGCTTTTGTTACCGTACCACCGTATAAATTTGTTAGCCAGGGCTGCGGGTTAAGCACTCCAGAGCTGGACCGCTTAGTAAAAAAGTTTAGGAATTTAGGCAACTTCATGCGCCTAAAATAGTAAATAAATCAATAACTTTTTTACAAAAGTGACTGATTTTAACAGTCAATAAAGCGGATTAAAACCGCGCTTTATTTTGGTGTTA